CGACACACCCCCTGTTTTCCAAACATACACAATCATTGCTGGTGCAAGCATAAGGATAGCTGCCACAGCACCCCAAAATATATCTTTCCATTCGCCTTTAAAGTCTTTCATAATTCCCTTTCAAAGAAATAAGCAACATCGCTTATGTAGAACTATACAGATATTTGTAGAATAATTACTAGGGATATACCCTAATATCTACATTTACCTATTTTGGGTGTAGAATCAATGTTCTACAAAAGGAGATAACATGGATACTGTTGCGAAAACCCAACACTTTGATAAATTATTAGAGGTCTTTGGCACATATAAGGACATCGCGCATCACCTTGGTATGAAGTATGTAACTGTCTATGCCTGGTCAATGCGGAACTCTATCCCCAAGAAACACCACCAAGCCATCATAGAAGCCTCTAATGGCAAGATAACAGAACAAGACCTTGCCTAACTACAATCAGCGTACAAAGGCTCTATACGAGTCTCAGGGATATAAATGCGAAGTGGTCGAATCCTACAACTCTTTTACAAAACGAAAAAAAGATATGTTTGGCATACTAGACATGGTGGCTATTGGAAACGGAGAGTCTTTAGGCATACAAATGACATCCAAAAGTAATATGTCATCCAGAATTAAGAAGATCCAAGAAAGCGAATACTTCCCTGAGCTTATTAGGTCTAAGTGGAGAATTATCGTTATTGGCTGGTTTAAGAAACCCAATGGGAGGTACGACTTTAAAGAATTTGAGTTTTGATTTATAATTACATTAGCAGATTGATCTCTGTTAGTAATAGTCCACAAGACCCTATAGGGTAGCTTTGAGCATTTAGCAAAATCTGTGGACTGTTTTGTTAAATGAGATCAACTTAGAGCTACCTTATGGGGTTTTTCTATTTCTGCTCGCACTCCAGGCGAAACATAGTGCTTATATCGGCAGCGTGGAAGAAAAGATAGGCTCACTACTAGGATGGCAAGCCTCGCAGACTTAAATGGGTACTGCACAAATTTGTAGATCAAGGGTGATATATAAGTCTACAAATGATTGAACATTATCTTAGGAAGGATTAGTCTGGTAACAGATGGATCAGGTTGATAAGGCATATCACCTAAAGTAGAGTATTGTCTAAATATATACAAAATATATAGTTATTTAAATATTTACCTACAAGTTGTATTTTGTAACATAAACATTACCTAAAGGTAGTTAATGTATTAAATATGGATCATTATGGATGAACAAACATACAGAGAACAGGCTCTACAATTCTTAGAGAAAGAGGATCGTTTTCCTTGTAATGCCTTTCCCTGTCTAGGAGACGATAACGGACATGGGTTTGATGAACACTATGTTTACCATGTTGCCTGGGCAGTCAGAAAGATAAACGAAGTAAACCCCAAGATCCATTACGACATTAGCTCATCTCTACATCTCTGCACTACCCTAGCCGCCACCATTCCCACTAAGTTCTTTGACTATCGCAAACCAAACCTACAAGTACCAAATTTGTTAGTAGGCAGAATAGACATTAGTGTAGAAAACCTAGACCCTGTAGAGTCTCTTTCTTGTTGCCATGTTGTAGAACATATTGGTCTTGGTAGATACGGAGATCAACTAGACAATACAGGCGATCTAAAAGCTATCCAAAACCTCAAGAAAAGCGCAGAAAAGCATTTATTCTTTGTCGTGCCGGTAGGTATCCCATGTGTGGAATTTAACGCGCATAGGATTTATAGCCCTGTCTATATTGCCTCATTATTCCCAGAGTTCAAGTGCCAAGAGTTTTACCTTATTCCTAACAACGGACAAAAGCCAAGTGTCAGTCTTATACAAGAGTTAGACCTACCTTATGCCTGTGGATGCTTTCACTTTATTAGGGAAAATACTTAACACTTATTTGTAGAACTCGTATAAGATTATTAAAGTTTCATGCACAAAGGGGAAAAAATGATTATCAAATCAAAGTTTTGGTATATTCTACAAAAGCATATAGAGTTAAGAAAGAAAAAGTGAGTGCTTGGCTTATTATTGTTACCGGCTTAATCTATGCCTATATTGGGTGTGAACAAGCCCTAAAAGGGAATATGCCTATGGCAGTTGTATATACAGGGTATGCGTTTAGTAATGTTGGTCTCTACATCTTGGCGAGTAAATAATGCATTGGAATCATAGAGTGGTAGACTTTTCAGACGAGAACGATGGAGAACCTTGGGTCGAAGTGTGCGAGGTTTTTTACGATAAGAACCATGAGCCTTATCTGTACACAGCAAGAGGTGTTGGTGTAATGGGAGAAAATAAAGAAGAAGTAAAAGAAACTTTGTATAGAATGTTAGATTGCTTAAATAAGCCAGTTCTTATGAAAGCAGACTTTAATCAAAACATAAAGGTGTGGATGGATGCTGATACAGATTAAACGGATTAGAGAAAACATAGATGGCTCTGCTAATGTAGAGGTAGTGTTTGATAGTCAGGGTCATAAAATGTTGTTGCAGCATGGTTTAGAAAGTATGTTGGTGAAGGCAATAGAAAACATGAAAGGGAAAAAGGATGGAGTTCAATCTGTTTTGGGCGCAGTATCCCAAAAAGGTCGGAAAGCTAACAGCAAAAAGATCGTGGGAAAAACTAAGTCAGGAAAACCAACAAAAAGCACTAGAGGCAATAGTAGAGCATCGAAAATACTGGGCAGCAAAGGGAACTGATTGGGAGTTTATTCCTCATGCCTCTACTTGGCTAAATCAGGAAAGGTTTGAGGATGAGCTTGTCATTGAGGAAAAGAAGAAAGAAGTATTGGCATGGCATCGGTCAGATCAGGGAACTCTTGCTAAAGGCAGAGAAGTAGGATGTCAGCCTTATCCTGGCGAGTCTATGGATCAGTACAGGCAAAGACTACATCGTAGAATCCTAGAGCTAGAGGGGCAGATGTGAACTACTTATCAGTCTGTTCTGGTATAGAGGCAGCGACAGTAGCTTGGCATCATATGGGGTGGAAACCAATAGCGTTTAGTGAAATAGAAAAATTCCCATCACAAGTATTGGCACATCATTATCCTAATGTGCCTAATTTGGGGGATATGACAAAATATAAGGAGTGGGAATTAAGTGAGCCAATTGACATTTTGGTCGGAGGAACTCCCTGCCAATCATTCAGCGTTGCAGGATTGCGTAAAGGACTTGACGATCCAAGAGGCAACCTCGCTCTTACCTATGTGGGAATTCTTGACAAGTTTAGACCCAAGTGGTGCATTTGGGAAAATGTGCCAGGTGTCCTCAGTTCTGGGGGGGGGCGAGACTTTGGCAGCTTCCTCGGTGCGTTGGGGGAGGTCGGGTATGGGTGGGCATACAGGGTGCTTGACGCTCAATACTTTGGAGTACCCCAAAGACGCAGGCGAGTGTTTGTTGTCGGATGTCTTGGAGATTGGAGAGCTGCCGCAGAAGTATTATTTGACTCCCACAGCTTGTCAGGGAATACTAAGAAGGGCAGAAAAGCGAGGGAAAGAGTTGCCTACCCTATTGCTGACTGCGCTCCAACATTGTGCGCAAGAGATTACAAAGGAGTCGGTAACTATGAAGTTGCGGGGGGGGGGAAGCTAATAATGACTGAAAAGATAGCACCAACCCTACAGACAAGCTGTAATGATTACAGTAGAGCAGATGGATTTTCTATGATGGTTTACGAAAACCACCCATCGGATAGCAGAGTTAAAGAAATGGGTGATGTTTGTCAAACTGTAACTAGTAGCTGGGGAACGGGGGGGGGGAATGTGCCATTTGTACAGAATGTTGCTTATGGTTTTGAGCCTGGTATCACAAAAAGAGAAGGCAATCCCAATCGTTTTACTAAAGAAATATCTCCTACATTGAGAGCAGAAATGGGCGATAACCAAGTATCTATGGCAAACAGTATGGCTGTCCGCAGACTGACACCAGTTGAGTGCGAGAGATTACAAGGTTTTCCTGACGACTACACCAACATCAAGGATAAATGCCCTGATGGAGCAAGATACAAATCATTAGGTAATTCAATGGCTGTACCAGTAATGAGGTGGATAGGTGAACGAATTAACTCATATGAGACAATGCGGAGTTCGGCAGTTGTGCAAGTGGAGACAGGAATGGGGCTTGCAGAAGTTTAGGAAATATTTATCAGAACACAATCTTGATAAAGATTTGCTATTAGACTTCCAAGATCAATGGTTAAAAGGGAATAGGGGAGATACATGGATATAGATCCAACAAAAGCAGTAGAGTACATAATGAAGTATTCGGGAGACTTTGCTAAAGCCAAGGCAAACAGAATCTACCTAGAGAACTTCCTAAAGTCTAAGCGAAGTATCCTTATGTCTAAGTCATCTGCTAAGTCTGTCGCAGCAGCAGAAGTAGATGCCTATGCTGATCCTGAGTATATAGGTCTCCTAGATGGCTTAAAAGAGGCTGTGGAGTGCGAGGAGAAGATCAAATGGATGCTGACTGCTGCACAACTCAAAGTCGAGATATGGCGCAGTTTAGAGGCTACTAACCGATCTGTAGATAATCATGCTCGATAGCGACTTTGTTTACATTTGGGCATTGATTGTGTTTCTCATAGTTTACATTTCTATAAAGATTGGTACAAAATAGTGGACTCTACAAATTACAACTTATACCTAAATAGGTATAACGAGATGTTAAAGACAGCACACCATTTATCTCAGTTGCTAAAGAAAACAAGAGAAGAAAACGAATACCTTAGAAAATGTATAGAAACAAAAAACTCCTAGAAATTGCTAGACTATTACCATGTCAACATTGTGGGATAGAAGATGGAACTGTCGTGGCTGCACATTCCAACCAGTTACGAGATGGCAAAGGTCGTGGACTTAAGGCATCCGATTTTCGCATTGCAAGCCTCTGTTTTCGCTGCCATGCGGAAGCCGATACATCTAGCACACTTACAAAAGTCGCAAGGATTGAGATGTGGGAACAGGCGCACCGAGCAACCATTGGTGAACTTTTTGAACGAGGACTTGTTGTAGTTAAGTTATAACTCTAAGGGATCTAGCCCTAGCTCTTTCCCTACAAGATGGCATCTAGCGCGAAACTCTTTCCCATGTTGCGCCCACTTATTACCTTTCCTACGATGAAAACTCATATGGATCATTTCATGCGCCATAGTCCGAATAACTGTATCTAAGAATCCGCACCTGGCAGTAGAAATTGTAACGATGTGTTCCCACTTCTCATCATCCTGATATAGGTAAGTTCCCATCACATCTGGATCTGCATCAACCACAAATCTAATCTGAGCTGCTAAAGGCATATTCCATTTATCAAAAGGCTCACACACCACAAGCATATTGTAGATATTCTTTAAAATAGTGGAGGTTAGTTTCATACCTTCAAGATTTCGCCTCTAAACTCTACCTCATCTTCACCACAGACTTGAATCATCTCCGGCATAAGCATCTTGCCTCGTTCCCAAGACAACATAACAAAGCCAGACCGCCAGTCTTTAGGAGAATCCTCTGTATAGTCTGCAAACTGCATATTATTGGGTTCTGCTAATGTGCCTGTCTGCACCCCCCAAATCGTTTTAGCATAGCCTGAAATGGGCTGACAAGCTAATACATGGGTATGCCCTGTGATGATGTTTGTTTGGGCTGCTGTAGCGTTGTTATAGCCTGCGTATCGACCACCCTTAAACCTGTGTTTAATTACAGTATCGTCATTAACCCAAAACGACCAGCATCCTTCCCATAAAGGAAAATGGTCTTTTAGTTGGAATCCTTGTACACCTTCAAACTGACTAGCCTGTGCAGCAAGCATAGTTTCAAATCGCGCATCGTGATTACCAAGACACCAAATAAGCCTACATCCTGCTGGTCGTAGCTTTTCTATCTCGCCTAAGTAGAGCTTGTTGGCTTCGAGTTCTTCTTGGACAGTAGGTTTTTTATCCCAACCGATACGAGGAAACCGACTAATAGAACCACCATCAAAGGAATCGCCATTATTAACA